GAAGTATCGATATTTTCGGTAAAAATCTTGATGGTACTGCAGATCAAGGAACTCCACGACTAACATTTGATAATTCTTCAGGAGACTTTACCGTATATGGTTCATTCTCTGCATTTGGCAGTGGACAATCATCGTTTGGTGGTCCTGTTGTTGTTGGTCAATACTTTGGTGTTGATACACCTCCTGGATGGGACTATAACGAGGATGCTGATTTAACAATTAATGGCGGAGATCTAACAATTAACTCTGGTGGAAATGAAATCTTTGGTGTTGATAATGACGGTTCGGTCACTATTGCTGGAATCAATGATTATATCTCACAGACTGGTGGTCGTAAGTGGTTATATACAGCAAACTCTGTTCTTGTAGCACAATCAAATGTTAATTACTTTGTTAACGCTGGATCCAATACATTAATTAAACTACCTGGAGATGCTTTAATGGGCGATATGATTCGTATTATAGATATAGGTGGCGCATTAACTCACAACGTATCAATGGTTGTAAGAGCAGCAGACAACATTAAGGTTCAAGGTGATATTTCAAATACCGGAACTGCTCTGTTGACTGGAATCGCACCTTCCAATCTCGCAGGGCACAATGGTGGCGAACTAGTCATTCAAACACCTCGTGCATCTTTCGGATTAGTTTACGCTGGACCAGTTACTCCAGATGGCGGTACAGTTGATGCTGCTCCATCTAGTGTTGTTGGTTGGTATCTAATGGACATTTAAGGAAATGAGTTTCTATCAATCTTCAAGACAAATGAAGGCTGCCGTTATTGGCAGCATTATTCCATGGAGTGGTCCCTTATCTGGTATTCCAGATGGGTGGATCGTTTGTGATGGTAGTTTACCTGATGCAAAAGATTATCCATTGTTAGTTCAAACAATTGGAGACACATATAATGCTGGTAATTCCAATTTAGGAGGAGCATTTCCAGCATATACTGGTCAGTTTAAGCTGCCGGATCTTCTTTCTGGAAGATCTCTAATGGATATTGAAGGTGCTTATTTTAGTGCTGGTGGAACAGGTAATGCTATTGATTTAGATCCAGATGCCCGAGGTTTGATTGAACCATATATTGGTTCCAATTCAGATCTAGGTGTACAACAAGTTTTTAATGATGTTATTACTAATGTTGACTTTGAGATTCCTTTAAGTCAACGAGATGGATATGCAGGTGCTATTTCCGGAAATAAAATTGTTCCTGGAGAAGGTGAAAAAGTGGTTTATATTGGTGGAAGAAAACTAGGACATCAACACGTTTCTACTCATTCTCACCCAGGCATTTATGAAACTGTTAAAGCAACTCCTAAAAACAAACCGGGACTTGGTGTTATTCCTTATAGCAATATGTCGTTAAAATTTAGCTATGCATCATATGACGAAAGACAAGCAGGTGGTGGCGATGGTGAAGTTGACGAAGCTCGATTCTCTTTAAGAGGTGTTTATAAAGAAGGTTTTCAATTTGAGGGTGCAAACCAAGATATCTCATCTTTAAATTCTTATAGCGGGTTTGGAAGTGGAGATTTTGGTAGAATGGTTGGTAGAGCTAACTCAGAAAATCCTCCAGTTAATTTATCTCCACAACAATTGACACATACACCTATTGCAAACTGGGGAGAATTTAGACCATTTCCATCTACTCCTGTAACTGGAAGACCTCAAATAGTAGCAGATGATGTAATTCAATATGGAATAGGCGGACAGAATATTGACATTCCGCAGTTTCAGAGAAATTTCTATCCTGATCAAACAGCAGCTGGTGCATATTCAACATTTGTCAGTAATGACGGAAATACATTTCTAGATGATAAACTACAAGCACATGCACATGATCCATTTGTTATTGAATTTGATCAAGGAAGTTTAAAACCACAAACCAGAATTAATTCTGTATTAAGTATCCCACTAGATACTGAATTAGATAATGTTAGTAATGCTGGTGCATTGCAAATTAATATGAATACATCACAACCCTCTTTAACATGCGTGTACATCATTCGAGCATACTAAAATGGCAAATTATACAAACGAGAGAGCAAGATATGGTGGATGTGCTGGTCAAATTTTAGTACATTCTACTCCTGGATTAGGACTAGTTAACGATCCTACATCAACAAATTTTAAAAATATAATTCCCGCCGGTTATTTGAGGTGTGATGGTAGCATATACAATGCTAGAGATTATAGGCATTTATCTGAAATTTTAGGTGTTGGAACTGACACTAGATTTATAAAAGAAGGTGCGATTGTTAGAGATCCTGATTTAGGAACTGGAGATCTAGGACAGTTCCAACTTCCTGATTTGGGATCTAAAGTAATCATTGGCGGTAGGGGAACAGGACTATACAGAAATACTACTATTGAACGAGAAATTGAAGGTGGTCCTATTACCAATAGAGTTGGTCCACAAGTAGAAATTGTAAGTAATTTTGGTAGTAGAATTATTTCTCAATTTGTTGGTAATATGGAGTTAGATTCTAGTGGACCTCTTAATATGCTTGGTACTCCAAAATATAACATGGAAAGGTCTACAACTGAGACTGAATTAAATATTGAAAATTTTCAGGGTCATGCACACAATTCATCTCAAGCTTTTGTTAATTACTCTGGTCAACACTCCGTAGCTACTTCTGGTGGTAAAGATCTTGATCAAAGACTTGCAAATAGTGGAGCAGGAAACTCTTTAGATTTTACTGAAGCATGGACTAGAGAATCTATTCACAAACATAATATTACGAGACCTACATCGTATGCTCATACATTTACATATTCACATCCAACTATTCAAATTGACATGTCTGGTGTGAGTGCTAGTGTTGATGTTGATGTTGAAGATGATGAAAAATTGGATGAATTGGTTACTCCCTTTATGCTTGTAGAATATATTATTAAATTTTAACAAATGCCTATACCAAGAAACCCAGGAATTTATTATATTAGGTCAACTGCTCTTCCTACTGAAGCTCCTTTGATTTTAAAAAAGAATGCTATTTCTGAAGCAGATTTTGCAAAATTAGTTACCTGTGTATCTGTTATTGATGAAACTGGTGGTAGTTATTATAATAATCTGGGAAACTTAAACGCTATTTGGGCACAAAATCCTCCAGTTATTGGTGGTGCTGTTGATAGTCGTAGAGGATTTAGAACAGCATTTCCATATAGATCTTTTTACATTCTAGATCCGGGTGGTGGTGGTAGTATTGATATTCCCACTAATTTTTCCGGTGATGCCAATGCATACGGACCAATTACTGTTAATCGCGATGGAGGAGATGCTGGATCTAGATCTGATTGGTTCTCTATTTGTAATTTTGGTTCTCTTCCATATGGAACAATTGTTTCTATCTGGATTGATATTTCAGGTTCTATGACACTTGCAACAGTGCAAGCATCATATGATTATTTTATAGCACGTTGTGCTGCTGCTGGTATTGAAATTGTATTGAGTCTTAGTGCTTCTGGTGAAAGGTATATTGACGGACATATTCAATATCTTCCTCCTAGTGCTAATTTTACTGCAACTGATGAGGATGGTAATACTAGTAATATTCAAGTTATTGCAGGCGCTCCTATTACACTGAGTTGGGTTGTATTTGGTGATGTAAATACTTTAGTTGTTGATTATCCTGGAAATACAGTCCAAGCATCTACAAGTAATTTTCAGAATTTTGTAAAAACAGTAACTGTTAATCCTACTGTACCGACAACATATACTTTAAGTGCTGATGGTCCAGCTGGTACAACGACCAGAACAATTTTTATTGATGTATTGGTTCCACCAACTATTACATTAGAATCTACTAATGGTTTAACTCTTAATGCTGGTCAATGTACTATAATTCGATGGACCCCAGCGGGAGATTATGCTTCTCTTGCTTGGACTCAAGGACCGCTTACTAATACTAATACTGAGAGTGAGCAGCAAGATTGTCCTGATGACACTGTAACATATTGTGCAGTTCTTTCTGGTCCAGGTGGAGTATCTCCAGAAACTTGTCTTACAGTAATTGTAAGACAAATTCCTACTACATCAATAACTTCTCCTAGTGCAATTAATTATGGCGAGAATTTTAATATAACATATACTAGTAAATATGCCGATGTTAGTATTACAATTACACCAACTTACACTTATACAAACGGAACTACTGCCACTGGTACTGTAATTACTCGAACTGCCGCAACTAGCAACCAAGCATCAGATCCTGATAGTGATACTGTTAGAGACGGTACTGTTCCTATTACTGTATCATACAATACTATTGGACCAGCATCTATTTCTTTCGTTATTTCTGCCGTGGGTAATGGCGGGTCTGCAACAGATTCTGATATTACTACTGTAGTAATTGATAGAACTCCAGAAAACTTTAATATTGAAGAGTCTGAAGACTTACTTAAAGATCAAGTTCCGGTCATAACACCAGAATCTGTAATTTTGAGTGAATTTTATGAAATTAATGATATAGATATTCCAGTAGAAGTTAAAGCTGATTGGCCAATTAATGTGGATATCAATCAGCAAAACAATTGGCAGAAAGTGAGGCAAATCTAATGGCAATAATTACACAGACTTTCGCAAATAGTGGTAGTTTTACTATTCCAAGTAATGCTATAAACATTACTTACTCTATTCGTGGAGCAAGAGGTGGAACATCTCCAGGAGCTGTTACTTGGGATGGGACTGGAGATGATGATGATATATGTGCTGTATGGAATGGCACTCCTCAGACAGACAGCAGAGGACAGCAAGGACAATGGTTGACCGGATCTTTTGACGCTAGTATGGCAGGAAAAACTGTCAGTTTTCAAAAAGGACTTAAAGGTGATGACAATCTTTATAATTATGGAAATTCTTCAGATGCAGGGACATTAGGTGGTGCTGGTCATCATAATGGTGGACCAGGTGGTGAGGGTGCGGCATCAACTGGTGGTTTTATTTGTGCTAGGAGTGGTGGTTGTGGTGGCGGTGGATCATCTGCATTTAAGTATGGAACTATTGTATTATTAGAAGCAGGTGGCGGCGGCGGTGCTGGTGGAACTTCTAGGTTTCATAACGGATTCCCTACTTATGTTAGAACTGTAGCTACAACTAACACATCGGCTAGTGATGGCGGCGGAGGAGGTTATGGAGCAAATCACAACGGAGGCAGCGGCGGTGGTGGTGGTGGAAATCCTGGTGGTGCTGGCGGTATTAATTATGTTGCTGGCAATAGTTCGGCAGGATTTCATGGTGAAGGTGGTGGTGGATATTATAACACTACGTATGTAAGTTCGTGTACAGCAAAGCGTAGAGGTCAATTCTCAGGACTTCTCGTAGATAATGGATATGCCGAGATTTCATATGAACAACAACCTGTCATAGAAGATTTTAATTGGACTACTAGATCTGCTCAACAAAATGGTGATGTTGGTCCTCAAGGATCTGACCCAAATAACCAGTGGACTACTTTTTTAACTAATAATAACATAGGTGGTCAAGAACCAGAAGGCAATACTGTTAATAGATCATATGAATGGGAAATTAATTTTAATAATACTGGAAAGCAAACATTTAATACAGCGGTAGATGATGATGCCGATGTATACATTGATGGTGTACTTCAATTTTCACTTGACACTTATAATAGCGATACTGTGTTTACTACACCAGGATCAATTACTGCTGGTCAACATACTTTAAGAATTGACCATGTGAACACTGGTGGTCCTTATGGTGTAGCAATGGATTGGACTGGATATGTAGTTCCAGGACCACCAACAGTAACTCTCGTTTCAGATGATGCTGATAATACTATTAATAGAGGTGATACTGTAAAACTTACATACTCTGCTACTATCCCTGCATCTGGCGATCCTATAACTTCTACTACCTTTACTGCTACAGAGGTTGGCAGCACAACTGCAACTAATCCCATTGCTACTGTGGGAAATAGTGGAGACTATTCTCCTTCTCCTGCAGTATCTACAACTTATAAATTTACAGCAACTAATGCTAATGGAACAGCAGAAGCAACTATAACAATTACTGTTGTTCTTCTAGTACCAACTGCAAGTCTTACTTCAAATGATCCTCAGGGAGATGATACATTTGTTGTTGGAGATTCGCAGTCTGGTGATCCTACCATATTAACATGGAGTGGAGGAGGATACGATATTACTGGATATAGTATGACTGGGGTTGCTAACCCAGGATCTAGTGGTTCTACTAGTGTGAGTCCTGATGTTTCAACAACATATACGTATACAGTCACAAATGCCGCTGGTTCTACTAGTGCTACTAAAACAATTACTGTTTATAATAGACCAGTTATTACACTTACTGCTCCCACTAGTACTATTAGTCGAGGAGCAGGTATTGCTTTGACATGGGCTACGACAGGGGATGCATCTAGTATACAATGGACAAATGGTGCTCCTGTACCGACTAGTACAAATATTAATGATACAGAATTAGTTTATCCCCAGAATAGTACTCAGTATTGTGTTATTGCCACTGGTAATGGTGGAATTAGTTCGACTGTTTGTTTTGATGTAAATGTTGTTGTACCAGATCCTAGTATAACTGATTACGACACTACATTTTATTCTGATGGTACTGCATATATTCCCCCATGGGGAATTAACGTAACTGCAGATTTATCAGCAGGAAGTGGTGGTACTGGTGGTACTGACTCGGGTGGTGCTGGTGGCGGTGGTGGATCCGGTAGAAGAGCAATTTTTTATTTTCCTGATTATGTTGAAAGAACATTTACTATACGATTAGGTGGTGCAGGATCAAATGGATTTGGTTGTGTGAGAAATAGTGGATCTGGTAGTGGTGGATCTTCTAACGTTGCTAGTGGTGGAAGAGGTGGTCGTAGTGGTCCTTCTGGATGCTCTGGTGGGGGTGGCGGCGGTGGTGGTGCCAGCGGTATTTACGACTCTCTTAAGAATGGATATGTTGCTGTCGTAGGCGGAGGTGCTGGTGGCGGCGGTGGTTCTTGGAACAGAAATGCTATTAGTAATACTGGTCAGGCAGGAAAAGGATTGTACAATGGAAGTTTGAGTAGTATTCAAAATGGTGATCAAGGTGATGACTGCCCGACTGATGGCGGTGGCGGTGGCGGCGGAGGTGGTGGTGCTGGTGCTCGTCCCCGTGGTGATGGAGGACTATATGGATTAGATAATAATGTAGGTGGAAGTGCAGGGCAAGGCGGTGGATCGAGTTTTGACAACAGTTATTGTAGTTTTAATTTTAATACAGGAACATCTAATTATGGAAATGGATGGTCTAGGGTAAGATATGATCTAGGATCTCCAGAAATTACTAGTTTTACTGCTAGTCCTAGTACTATTATTCGTGGAGCAAGTGTCACATTAGCATGGACATCAAATTTTTCTATCACTGGAAGCATTGATCAGGGTGTTGGTTCTATTGCTGTCCCAGATGGATCAATTGAAATTTCTCCTCAGTTTAGCGCAGAATACTACTTAACAGTTGTTGGTCCTGGTGGAGTAAACACTGACACTACAAGCGTATATATTACTGTTTATATCCCACCAGTACTAGTACTTACTTTAAATAGTTCATCTATTATCGTTGGTGGCAGTACAACTCTTTCGTGGTCTACAACAGGAGATGGCAGCACTTTATATTGGACATCAGGTGGTATTACAAACGGCAATTTGATCAGTTTTGAAACTGTCAATCCAACTGTCACTACAACATATAGTGGATATGTTACTGGTCTTGGTGGAACTTCTCCAGTGGCATCTGTTGTATTGATTGTATATTATCCTCCAACTTTAACAGTAGATTATCCAGAATCTATTGATTATGGTCAACAAGCTGTAATTGAATATGAAGGAGATTATGCAAATACATCAGTGACATTATCTGCTATTTACAATTATGATTTTGTTCCTAGTACTAGTGCCAATGTAAATTTAAATACAGCATCTTCTGCTGAATTTGGACCTAATTCTTCATACAGTGGAACTTACAATACAAATATTGTTTATACTGATAGGGGTCCACTTAGTGTAACTTATACTATTACTGCTACTGGTAATGGTGGATCAACTACTGAGACGTTTACTGTACCTATTAATGTTGACATAACACCAGATAATATGGCAATTGAAGAATCGGACGATTTATTTAAAGATCAAGTTCCTATTGTGACACCAGATTCTATAATTTTGGGTGAATTTTATGAAGTTAAAGATGTTGATATTAGAGTAGAAGTTAAATCTAATTGGCCAATTAATGTGGATATCAATCAGCAAGATGACTGGAAACAAATAAGAGAAATCTAAATACTACTAGTGTAGGAATAGATTAAAATGCCACTAACAACAGTTGTTGAGGATTCTGGCAGTGTAGTTGTAGACACTTATGTTTATAGTTTACAGTTTACCATGCTTGGAGCAAGTGGGGGTGGAGAAAATGTTAATAATGATACTTACTTGACTGCTAATGCAGGAACATCAGGTGGAACAACTAGTTTTATGGGAGTTTCTGCAACTGGTGGTAAGGGGGGAGGAATTGGAGGAAAAAATACTGCAAGTTCGGGAGGTGAATATTCGCTAGGATCTTTGTGGGATGGCACTGGTGTTGTTTTCACTGTAGGAAATGGCGCTGGCGGTTCTCTTCCTTCTGGTGGTACTGGCGGAGAAAATTTAGGTCGAAGTGGTGGTAATGGGTCTGATGGATACAATACATATACTTCTAGTTCTATTCACGTTTTTAATAACAACAATACTGAAACCATTGATGGAGTTCCACCAAATAGTCATAATTTTACTTCAACTGGTTCCACTGATGATATTGTAATGGATTATTATAATCCATCAGCTGAGGGTGAAGGTGGACTTACACCTGCAAATGGTAAACATTATGGTTTTACTTTTACCAGTCCTTATATAGATAACAATTGGACTTATACTATTACCACATCTGGAACAACAGCTGGTGGTGGTGGAACAAATGGTGGACCATATAGTCTAAATGGAGTTAATAATAAAACTCAAAATGGAATGAAAATTTGGTTTCAAACTGCAAATGGCGGAAATACTTATATTCGTGATTTTTCTATTACAACCACTGGCACTAAAGTGGGTGCAAGAGGTAGAGGTGGTGGCGGCGGTGCATATATTAGTACCAATGCTATATCTCGGGCAACATTAGAATCAAAAGGTTTTACTGCTGGTCTTGAAACTCTCTTGAGTATTGGTTCTGCAGGAACTGCAGGTGGTAGTGTTGGTGGTTGTAGTAATGGAACAAGAGGTCGAGTTACTGTAGTCCAGGTTATTTACCCTCAAGTATATCTCACCGCTTCTGTGGTATCTATTATATTAGGTGGAACTGTTGATTTGCAATGGTATTCTGCAGGTGATATAGATGCTATTAGATGGCCATCTAATGCAGATGTTACTAATGCTAATATTGAGAGTAATACGACTGTTAGTCCTACAGTTACAACAACATATAGAGCTGAAGGATACAATAGTTTAAATTCTAATTTGGTTTCATATAATGATGAATCTTCAGTGACAATTACGGTATATGAACCACCACGCGCAGATAAATTTGATACACCATTAACAATTAATTATGGTCAAGCAACTATGGATGTAGAATATAAAACTTATTATGCAAATACTGTGTTAAAACTGGAGGTATTTAAGTCAGGATATACAAGAGGTCCCAATGAAGGAAATACAGTTTTACATCAAACAGTAGATTTAACATTAGGAGGAACTGCAGAAGCAGGACAAACAGAACTAGGTGAAGCATCAGGAATAGAAACTATTTCGTTGGTGTGGGATGATTATGGTCCTAGATCTTATGTTGTTAAACTTACTGGAAGTGGCAATGGTGGAACTTTTGTATTAGAAAACACAATTGCTGTTGTGATTGATGAAACTCCGGATAATATGTCAATTGAAGAATCGGAAGACTTACTAAAAGACCAAGTTCCTGTTATAAATCCAGAGTCAGAAATTTTGAGTGAATTTTATAAGATTAATGGTATTGATATTCCCGTAGAAATTTTATCTGATTGGCCTATCAATGTAGATGTTGATAAAAGTGGAGATTGGAAACAAATAAGACAAATTTGAGTCAATAAATAATACTATTGGAATAGTAGACTAAGGAATGACATATTCGTTTGCACCTAATGGACAACCGTTGTACGTTGCTGAAGGTGAATTCTTACAATTCAGATTTAAAGCTCCTAATACGTGGGACACTACTAGAACAGTAACTATTCGTATTGGTGATCTAGATCAATTCTGGTTGCTTACTACTATTCCTGAGGATTTTACTCCAGATCCATTTCCTTTTACAAATATTCCTGCAGATCCTGGTGCTGAATTGAGCACTTTGTTTACTACTGATGTAGTATTTAATCCACCAGATGGAACTCCAACTACTTCTTTGACTGGATTAACACCAGGAACACAAGCATCTCTTGCCTTGGGATGTAATCTCGCAGGAAATGAAAATATATACGCGATGCGTATTGATTACAATGGTGATGGTACATGGGACACTGGGTGGATCCAAGGTGATGGAACACAAGTTGTAGAAAATGGTGCAAAAATTCAGGTACGTGCTAGATCTTCTGAATTTATTGTATCCCCTACAAGATTGACACTTGTCATTGGTACTTCTAATGAAGTATGGACAATTTTTACTAGGGCAGGAGTTATTAATGAACCAAATCCTTTCCCTGATTTTACAGATTTAGATGAGCAAGATTCAAACACATATTGTTATACTCCAGAAGTTATTAGACTTCAAGGGATGATTGATGATGCAGATATTACTTTAACCGCTCCTGGTGAGTGGGCAGTTTCTAGTACAGGAAACACAACAACCGATGCTAATGGATTTCAAATTTTAGATGGTGCAACATTTACCAATATTCCTGGTACAGTTGCAAATGGCGATTATTTGCAACTCAGAATGTTGTCTTCCTCCAATCCAATTACTCCACTAACTACTAACCTTACCATTGGTACTGAAGTAAATGGTAGTGATTGGACAGTAAGAACAGGAAATAACCCATCAGAAAATCCAAATAGTTTTTCTTTCCCGGATATTGTTGGTGCCATTGAAGATACATTAATTGGATCAGAAATAAGACCTGATACTGTTGATGGAATTACAGGACTTGGAACTGATATATCTGTGCCAGTAACCGTTGTATCTACAGACGCATCTCTTGTACGTATTAAAAAGAATAATGGATCTATTGGTGTATTTCCAACTACAGTACAAAATGGAGATAAAATAAGCATTTACTTGCAATCGTCAGCAGCATTTAGTGATACAAAAAGTTTACAAATTAAAGTTGGTGATAGAACTATTTCAACATGGCAGGTACAAACTAGTGCTGGACCAGATACTGATGCAGATTGGTCTCCACCACCTAATAAAAGTAATCAAATTCCATCATCATTTGTATCAAGTAATCCTATTGCTGTCACTGGTATTAATCGACCAATTACAATTCAAAGTGTAGCAGGATATAATGCTCTAATTTCTATTGACTATGACACTCCTGTACTTGGTCCCAGAACGTTTGATCCTCTTGTCAATTCTACTTTCTATGTTGTTGTTCAAGCAGCAGATCAACTAGGCACTCCAGAAGTAACAACAATTCAATTGGGGACTGGTAATCCCAATCAATTTCAATGGCAAGTAACAACTTATGTAACTGTACCTCCATCAGCAGCAAATCTAGGAGTCTGGTATAGTAAAAAGACTGATAAATTTGATGGTTATTCTATTGGAACAATTTTACCAGTTCTAAAAGAAGGTGTCGATAATTATGGTGATTTAGATGGAGATTTAACCTCTAGATATCCAGGATTTATTAAATGTGAAGGTCAGAGTTTAGACACTACTCAATATTTTATGCTATTTGATATCATTGGATACAGTTATGGTGGATCTGGATCTAATTTTAATGTTCCTGACTATAGAAATAGAAGAATATGTGGTATTGGACCAGTTGACAGTCAAAAAGGAAACTCTGCTGCATTACCAACAACTACTGGTGGAATTGATGTTCCAGGATCTGAGGGTGGATTCTGGTACTTTAATAAGATTGGTTCTCGTGGATCTCAACCATTAGATCAGGTTCAAGGTATTGATTCTGGATTAGAACCAGGAAGTTTGGATAGTGATTACTTCTCACTAGGAACAGTTAGACTGTCTGGATTGAGCACTATAACTGAAATTATTCCTTTTGAAATAAATCCAAATGGATTTGTGACTGCACAAATTGGACCTTTACAGTCAGTTAAAGTAGGTGTGCCTGCACATAGTCATATGTACATATCTGCAGTTACTGAAGGTGATCGTGGTGATCCATTGAATAGATGGGGTGGAACTTCTAGAGGATTGATGGGAACAAATAGAGACTCTAGTTATTATCAAACAGGACCTAATTCAGTTAGCAATTCTGAAGATATTTGGAAAGAATGGGTTGATTGGCTTGGAACTTTAAGAAATTTCAAGCAAGAAATTGTCAAATACTTAGGTAGTGATGAAGCATTTGAAACATGGGTCAGAGCAAACTTCCCTGCTAATGACCCAGTAAACGAAGAACCACCATCATTCGATATTGACTTTTCACCCCTTGAATCATCTGATTTTGGTGATACTTCTGATGACGAAGAATTTGATATTGAATTCTTGACATGGTGGTTATCACCTATTTCAGGATTGTCAGGTGCTACGTTAGTAGAGACAGGAGTAGCACCCCGTACTCAGGGTTCTAGCAGAAACTGGGGTTGTGTATTTGACACACAACCAGCAACATTTAGAATTGATAATTATCTTTCTACTGCATCTGGTACTGAAACATTAACACATTCACATTTAATTACTGAAAATCCTGTTACTAACATCCAAGCAGATTTTACTGGCGGTAATGAAAATGATCAAGGACAAAATAGTGGCGGATTTGGTTCTGGATTGGGTGGTGGAGTCGCTGGATCTGTATTAACATTCAAGATGAGGTGGAGTGGAACATATGTAGACAGCAATGGTGATAAAGATACAGATGGATCTGATGGTGGTGGTGGAAATGGTAAGTATTTTCCTGCAACTGCAGGTGATTGGGGATATAGAAATGGTGGTGCTGGATATTGGACATCACCAACAGATGAAGTGACTCGTGAAGAAGATATGATTACTACTGGTCCTAGTAGTGGATCTGGATTAAGAATGGAAATTACGTATCAAGCATGGCCAACGGGTGGAGGTGGTTCTTCAAATAATGACAGTAGAATACGTGTTAATAGAATTATAAGTGCAGGATCTGGTTATGCAGTTGGTGATTTAGTTACTACTGCATTTTGGAATGATACTATTCCTGGCACTGCAGCGAGAATGCTTGAAATTGCTGCAGTTGGTGATGCCGGAACTGGTGGTGCTGCTGCTGTGATCAATGTAAACTTTACTCAAAGTGATATTTTTATGGATCTTAGTGAAGGTCTATTTAAATATTCCAGTGCTTTTAAAAGACCATTCCCTGATGTTATAATGAGACCACAAAGACAAGTTCCAATTCTGACCCCATTCCACAAATCTAAATACATTATCAAGGCATACTAATTATTATAATATAACATGATTGAAGATTATAGACCACTTGAATTGATGTTAAACCCAAAATTAACAAAATCAGAATTTACTGATTTTATTGGTATTTGGCCTAACTTTCTTCCAAAACCATTATGCAATCAATTGATTGAACATGCAGATCATGTAATTGATAGTGCATGTACTTACTCTCCTGATGCTGAGTTAACTCAGGGAGGAGAAAGTGTCATAAATTCATCACAATTTTATGGTGGTGATTTAAAAAGAAAAGATTTTGCTTTTATGTTAGATTATTCTAGTAGATTGCGTACAGAACAAGTTAACAGTGTTCTTCAATCATGTTTAAAACATTATATGTTTGAATATCAATCATTGAAGCAGGTTGGTTTAATTTCGACTGACATTAAGATGCAGAAAACTCCCCCTGGTGGTGGTTATCATGTTTGGCATCATGAAAATACTGATATACCACATCAATACAGAGAACTCGTTTGGATGATATATCTAAATGATATGCCAGATGGCGAGGGTGAAACAGAATTTATGTATCAAAAGCGTAGAATCAAACCCACTGCTGGTACTGTTGTTGTATGGCCTGGTGGATTTACACATGCACATAAAGGCAATACAGTTCTTACTACGGATAAATACATTATAACAGGATGGTATATCAAACTTCGCTAAACTCCCATGGAATCTAGAAAACTGCTCATCGAAATTGATTTCATCAATAAGATGATATTACCACAATCTGAAATTGCTCGTATAGAAGGTATTAACACTACCAAATTTGATGTACTTTTAGGTCAAAAACAAGAAATTGATGAAGATCTTATGGAGAAATTTTTATCTAATGTTGTCGATGAATTTTGGCATACTGACAAAGATAAAATAGATTTTTTCCAATTATACAGTGATGGAACATATTTTTGTCAAAGACAAAAAATGAAGTATGACTTCAAAACTGAGTCAACTTATTACAACACTTATAAATTTACTGGTGCAACTGTTGAGCAAGCAGAGGAATTTTGCAAACAATGCCACAATTTTCTCTATGTTGTTAATGAAGTAAAGAATATAAAGATCGAGAAGATCGTCGATGAGGTTGACAAAGAAGTTCTTCTTTATGAGAAAAGATTTTGGAAAATTAAAAGACAAAAAACAGAAATGCTCATCAATTCTGATTGGAGAGTATTGCCCGACATTGAAGAAGAGTATGATGGTGAGAGAGCAAGATGGATTGCTTGGAGAAAGTGGATTCGTACACAATCCCTAGTCAAACCAGAAGATGAAAGGTTTGGTGGATCTGGTTTAGCATTCTTCAAATATACTTATGAGTTAAGGTGGCCAATCGATCCAAACAACTATCTTAAAAAATATCCAAATGGTAAGTTAGAAGATGGTGTAACTGATGCACCCGAATATTTGGATGTTAATGATCCAATACAGTGGACTAAGCATGATTCTGAAGCATCTACAGATTTCTTTCATCAAAGAGAAGAAAATATGTATATGCTTTCTAGCAGACATAAAATTGTTAACAGGAAAGTTAGTGCTGATATAAAAAATATGATGAAACTTATGGGTCTTAATAATACACATATCCTCCCTGAAGATTGGGAGAAATTCTATGTTTACGATTCGGAACTTGATGAATGATATATGAAATTGATCTTTTAGATGATGAACAACTTGAATATATTAACACTTACTTTAATCATCTACAATTTGAAGACGGCAGGTCTAGTAATCTAGGCAAAACTATTAATAAAGTATGTAATAGTGCATACAATGGTCCTGGATATAAAGAATTAAATTATTATTGCTTACAACTCATTTGTGCAAAAATGAGTACATATTATATTAAACATCCATCACAAATATACTTCTCTGAGTATCCTACTGGAGGAGTGTATTCAAATCATGTAGATAACAATCCTATTGGTGGTGTCAATGCTCATTATAGTATGACATGTTTTCTCAATGATGATTATGAAGGTGGTGAATTAGTTATACAGATAGGAGACACTGAAGTACCTATAAAATATAAAGCAGGTAAGGCAGTATTATATCCACCAAATCTTGTTCATAGAGTAAATGAAATTACATCCGGATCAAGAAAAGTATTCTGTTGCTGGATGCAGTCTATCATAGAAGACTCTTTTACACGAGATTGGATTGTTGATTATGGTAGATACTTAGATTCTCTTCATGATAGAGTACCTGTAGATGTGCTTGGTAGACTTGATAGATTTAGAATGAATATGGTGAGGGAACATGGAAACTTTTTCTAAAAATGATATTATACGATATGATAATTTCTTTTCACATAAAGATTTTGAGCATATATTAGTTAAATTAGAGAAACCAGAGTGGGAGTATGGTCATGGATCATATCCACCAGGACATCCAGAGAGAAAGATACCATTTTGGATGATGCATTTAGGTGATGACTTTTTCTTCACTGATTATCTTCTAAATATCATTGAGGAAAAGACTAATCAAAAATATGAACTAACTGCTCTTTATTGCAATGGTCATACATTTGGCACTTCTGGTAATTTTCATCAGGATTGGCATGATGATCGAGGCAGAACATTTCTTCTCTATGCTAACGATAGTTGGGATCAAGAGTGGGATGGTAAGACAGTATTTAAGATAGGTGATACATATCATTACTCTGAGTTTGTTCCTAACTCAGCAATCCTGTTCCCAGGAAACATTCCTCATAGAGCAGAAGGAACATCTAGATCATTTCTAGGTCTGCGTAAAACAATTGCTTGGAAACTCGTACTAAAATGAACACACCTTACGACGTATATTATTTTGATAACTTTTTAGAAAAGTATGCACTTGCTAAGGGTACGGCAATTGTGCTGTTGAGATCTTATGGGTGGAATAATAGTAGTAATGTTGATGCTATCAATGCCTCATATGAACTTTATAAAGACATTCTACCTAATGATATGTGGACTGCATTGAAGAATTCTGAATATGTTTTCATGGAAGTCAATGACATAGATGATACTTTGCTTTTCTTGGAGAGTAATTTACCTGACAGTCAAGAGACAACAACTACACCAGAGAATTATATCTTTTATTCATTGTGTACTGCCCAAGGACAAATAATTGCGAATAACGAATAATGTTTTCCGATAGATATAAAGTCATTGACAAATATAGTCTGACTACACTAGAGAAAGTATCTACTATTGAGATCATGCCAAGGAGATATACATCTCTGGTAGATTCGGCATATCTTCCTGTGCTTGACGGTGAAGTTAAATTAAAGATGAACAAGTTTTTTGATTTTCATCAAGAATATACTCACGAATTTGCTCTTGAAACTGATAAAAATGTTCATATCGAACATAAAGATGGTGATATTATACAATTTTTTCTAAGATATCCCATTCAATGGGACACATTAAAACCAATTTGGAATAAGTTTGTTAGAACTACTGGTCTTGAACAAATTAATGGAATCAGATCTAAGATTGATTTGATGACTAGTGTTACTGATTCAGCATATACTAGATTATGTGGTGCATCCTACGATACAAATGGAGACTTTAATGGTGTTGTAATGTTTGACAATACATATGATTTGCATGAATATGAAAACGATTTTCTGGCAAAAGTAAATGAACTGCCTGCAAAACAAGGTCATTTTTGTAAAGGATTTGTGATTTTAAGACCAGGCATTACAGATATATCATATAGAATTGAATATAATATTTTTAATACTGTCGATAAAGAAAAAAGAGAAATTGTTAATGATACTAATGATATTGCACACAGTTTCTTAGAACTGTTTTATAGAACTGAAGGATTAAATCTATTAACTGATGAACAAAGAGACTTTGCTGCATCATTATTAACAGGTGATTCTTGGTTTGATATTGAGTTTTTGATCGGACAAGATGGGGAGTGTAAGGACATTTTCTTCCTTCTTCATGTAGTAAATGCGTTTGATGACTTGACAGGAGGTTGACACCTGTGCTATGGTAGCAAAGCGTCCGTCGAACCCCATGGATTGGAATAGTACCACAAAACACGAGAAACGTAAAGATGCGTTCTATATCTTCTATGAGAGCGTTCTCAAACCAGACTATCAGCTACGTCAGGACGCACATGATCAGCAATGCTATCATGAGTTGTTAGAATGGCGCAATGAGATCATCGAATACCTTGACAAACGTCGCAATGAAGACTTTAATGACAACTGAAATCAACTGGAAAAATGAGTATTCAAAACAGCGTAAAGATCGTATGCAAGATGCGATCGATGATTACCTCAACGATGATAAAGTATCAGCACGACAAACGTA